ACTGCTCGCCATCGCCAAGCCCTATGCCGCCAGACGCGATAAAGGCGTTTATGGGCTCGCCATCAGCCGTGTGCCCGAACTCATGTATATAGAGGTAGTTGTCACTGGTCAGACTGTTTGACGCGGCAACCGGATACTCCTTGGTCGGCGCATGGATATATGCACCACGATCCAGCGTCCCGATAGACCAGTTATCTTCTAAATAGTTATATGTGACATAGTTTGTTATGTCTGCGCTTGGTGTTCCTACTGGGTAGTACCACGTTACCTCTGAGTCGTCAGGGTTAGTGGTGGCAAATATCTTGAACCTCTGCTGGAACTGGAGGTTTGAGAACACATAGTTCAGTACGGAGCAGGGCAGTCTCTGCACTGAACCGCGATAAACATAGAACCCTTCCCTGTCCATGAAGAACACAGAGTCAGCCGCCGCAACCCCAGCCTTGGGCGAGATCATGCTGACGTTCTCTGCTACCGGAGAGAAAGAGTAAATAAACGGGGCACCCACAAAACGCATGGCTTGGATGCCCACATCCGTAAATACCAGTATTTCCTGACGAGTCTTGATCGCCCCGACAATCGTTGTCCCTGTAGAGATCACCTGACCGCCAGCACTGTTCGTTGCTGTTGGCGTCCAGTTTGCCGCGTTTTCTTGGTCAGACCAGCGGATAAACAGCGGGTCTAGGGTTGACGATCCAATCGGGTTACAGCCAAAGCAGATAACGTGCCTGTCAATGTCAGACACCATGACCTGAAGCGCCTCAACCGGCGCATTCGACGCGCCAGCCAGAGATGACAAGGCTACAGCCCTAGTTGTTAGGCCATTGCTTTCGTCCCAGTAATAGACCGAGCTACCTCTGGGGTTGAATATAAGATCATCGCCAAACGCATCCTGACTGTACAGGCGTAGCTGATTTGACGAGGTAATCGCCACAGACTCGCCAAAAGCGCCAGCGCCCCACGGGCCTACACCCCAGCCTGTACTGTCCACATAGAAGTTGGTGCCGGTGTTAATCTGATATGTACCTACAACAGAACTACCGCCATTTCCCGAGTCACTGGCACTCGCTGTGACTTCAGCGCCATCAGTGTCTTTTGCCGTGATGTTGTAGCTGTCGGCATCGACGATAACGCCAATCTGGTACTCTTGGTTTAACACGTCAGCAGTAACATTGCCGCCAAGAGAGACTGCTCCAGAATAGGTAACAAAGTCGCCCTCTACCGCACCGTGTGCCGTGTCTGTCACCACCAGCGTTGACGAGCCGTTGGTTGCGGCAAAGGTCACATCGCCAGCAGAGGTTGTAGCCCTGATCGGGGTCACGTCAGACACTGTGCCGCCCGACTCAACATAGAACTTCAGGTTTGTGCCGACGCCCAGATACTTACTGCCGTCAGCCGCGCCCCAGTCAAACAATGACCGAGCCACACCCTTGATAGCCGTGCTGACATACTTCTGCCAGCCGCCTATCGTCTCGACGCGGCCTTTTCTGAAGCGAATACGATCTGAGTCAAACCAGCCAGAATCAGCACTGTATTCCGTGCCCTCTTTGTCGATTCCCGGCTTGAACTGTATCTTGGTAAGAGCCACTCAATATACCCACATCACTGGCGTTGATTGCCGTTTGTCTACATGAACAAATGACTTAGCCACTCCTATGCCGTTAAATCCGTGTTCGATTGCTCTTTGAACAATGGTCATTCGCTCTATACCGCTACGCACTGCAATGTCTGCGGCAATACCGTGGGCGTGCATTCCGGGCTTTTCTTTCTTTGCTTCTAAGCTGTGGCTGTTTGACCTGTAGCCAGAGGTGATAATGAACGGAAAACCGCAGGACTCGCGCAGTTCGTCTAGCTCCATGATGAAGTCAAAGTCCATTTCATTCTCGCCGGTCTCCTGACAGTCAAAGTCAGACAGCTTGAAATACTTAAACTCTTTCATTCTTTCTTACCCGACCCAAGAAACAAGCCGAACGCACCCGTCAGTGCGCCAGTCATAACAGAAACCAGACCCGCTTGCTCAAGCGTGGGCTCAGGCAACGCCATAAACCACTCCACCACGCGGTAGGTCATCACCAGCATTGCCAGCATCAACAGTCTTGGAATAACGCGCCATGCATTTAGTTGGTCAGGAGTCATTTCGCCCTCAGCTTCATCAGCTTATCAGCGCCCCTGATCCCGAAGGACGCGGATACCGCAAGGAACAATAAATACTGATACCAATCAGGCAGAGTATCCAGAGCGTCAAAACTGTCAGAAACGCGCTGAAGAATAGCGGGGTCATCAACCACGACAGAATATCCAAGACAGAAGAGCGGAACCGCGAGAACAATCGTCCAGAACTCGTCTTTCCAACTATTGCCGGACGCCGCCGCCATCTTGCTTTCCCAGTCGGCATCATTCTGAATTACCTGTAGCTTTGCTTGGTGCTTGGCCTGCGCCTGCTCATGCTTGTTGTTGAGAAAACCGCCGACAAGATTGGCTACCGGCCCTATCAGTGCTTGTAACATGGCGCCTCCTTAGAATGTGGACAGTGCAACCCTCTTCCACGAGTTTGTTGCGACACACACATAAATGTAGTCACTGTCCCAAGCGATTTCCCCTGCCGTTCCAGATGCTAAGGAGCTTGCTGGGGTCTGCGATGTATCGATACGCACGTTGTCCCCAGTGGTGACTAGCGCCGAGAAGGTGCCTGCGCCGGGGGTTGACGCGCCAATGTTTGTGCCGTCAATGTCTCCGGCGTTGATGTCTACCGTAGTCAGGGTTGATGTGCCAGAGGCTGTAATGTTGGTGAACGTGGCGGCGGCGGCAGAGGCCGCTCCAATGACAGTGCCGTCAATCGCTCCGCCGTTGATGTCTGCGTTAGAAAAAGAAGATGATCCTGTCGAGGTGACATTGCCGGTTACGTTACCTGTCACATCTCCGGTCACGTTGCCCGTCAGGTTGCCAGTTACATTACCAGTCACCGCTCCAGTGACATTGCCTGTCACGTCGCCGGTCAGGTTTCCGGTCACGTTTGCTGTTAAATTGTCAGCAACAAGATCCACAAACACTTGAGTGACCGTTGCGCTTGCGCCAGAGCCGCTGAACTTCAGCACTGCATCCTTCCCATTGGCAAGCTCAAAGTCGTTTGAGGCGTTATATGTGCCTTGGAAAAGGATTACTGACCGGCTTGACGACAGGCTGTTGCGAACAAACACAATCTTTTCCGCATCATTTGGCGTCAACCTGACATACGCCGTGCCGCCAAGGTCACCGCCATCAACAAACTCGATAAACTTATTCCTGCCGTCGGATACGGCGCCATCCGTCACAGGGATATCGGTAGGCGATCCGGAGCTTCCGGCGCTTGTCAGGGTCAGTGAAAGTATGCCGTTGACCGCCTGATCAAGAATGTCAAAGTTGGTATTGGTTGTGTCACCCCAAGTACCAGACTGATCACCTGTCGTGATCTTCTCTATGCCTAGATTGGTTGTGTATGTGCTAGTCATGTCTTATGCCGCTATCTCTTTCCAGTTAGGATCTTGATTGGGGTTGATCTCATTCCACGAAACGACAGATGCGCCGGATGTCTCGCCTGTTCCGGCAACCCCCACAACGAATATCTTGATCTGCGCGTTAGGCTGAACAACGCCAACAGAGCCCTGAAGCCTTGGTGAGTTGACGGCGACGTTGACGCCAGTCCCCTCAACAATCCTGACACCTTCTGTTTCGTTAACAATGTCGGTTGAGCCGTTAGCTCCGTCAAAGTGCAAAAGGGCTGTTGTATCGCCATCTACCGCATAGTTTGCAGTCGGTTCTGTGAAGGAAGTACCTTCATAACGAGCTACAGATGAAAGTCGTACCTCATCAATATACCCGTCAAAATCACCAAAGCCGTTCTTACCAACACTAAAGACGCCATTATCAGGTTTATTAGCTGTAGTAAAAGTATCTTCTAGGGTTCCATTTTTATATATCCTATGAACATTCCCTTCTCTTTCATAAGATAACATTGTCCAAACACCGGCAGACACGGTGACTGAACTACTAATAATTGTTGATGGGTTTACAACCCAGTAAACTTGGTTACCTAATAAATATGACTGTTCTGTTGTGCTTGTACCAGTCTGCCAAATTCCCTTGTAGCCCGTAACATTTGTCGGACGAATCCACATATCTACTGTGAAATCGCCCGAACTCAAGTCAATGTTATCGTCAGAGGTTACAAAGTCGTCTGTGCCATCAAGCAATAGTGAAGATGGGCCAAACTTGGCTTGGGCAGTGGAAAGTTGCGCGTTTCCATTTGCCGTAAATGCAGAGCCATTATTTGGTTTTAAAGCATCTGCGGAAACGCCGACCACGCTGACGTTGGCCTCTCCAATAACGCTGACGCTGTCTACCTCTCCGGTAGCGGATACTCCAGTTACAGGAACATTTGCGGCGCTATTAATCGCAACGCTACCTACATCGCCAGTTGCCTCTACGCCCGTGACAGGTACGCCCGACCCAGTCTGAATAATGACTTTGAGGCCCGTGTCCTCTAACTCTGCAAACGGCTCCTCCGAGAACGAAATGCCCCCAAACAAGGAGCCTCCGCTGTCGATGGCAAGAACCGGCATCGTCGCTTCAAGGCCGGTAACTGATATAGACGTAGGCAGGCTGACCGTAGCGTCACCGACAGACGCCGTCGCCTCAAGGCCCGTAAGATTAACCGTCGCGTTAAATACAACGCCGTTACTTTGGGCTGTCGCCTCAACGCCCGTAACCGATACGTTGGCTACGGTGTTGACCGTTATGAAAAACGGCTCGCTTTTCTCCGACGCAAATGGCGCTTCTGCAAAACTGTTTTCAGCAAATGCGCCGCCATGCTCCTCGATGGCAATCGGCACAGCGCCTTTTGCCGAAACCCCTGTTACAGCAACGGTTGGCCCTAGAGGACTCTGCCCGAAGGGGGTGGCTGAGAAGCTATATGAACCAAACATGGTTTACTTCTTATCCGCCTTGGAGTCTATCTTGGCTTCAATCACGTCAAGTTTCTCGAATATGCGCTGAATGTCCTGACGGAACTCATCGCGCTTAACGTATTGGCCAGCCACGAGGATTTCTATGTCACTAACTTCTTTCTCCAGCTTTCTGACAGAATCCCATAGCGTTTTCATAATCCACCCAAAAACACCGGCCCCAAGAGTAATGATCGTGTTAACTATACCCTGATCCACCCGACTCACCCTCGCCCCGAAACCGCTTTAATAATGAATGTGATTAGCGCCCCTGCGACACCAACCAAAACAACAATCCAGAAAGACTTGACCATTGTGTCACGAGCCTCTTGCTGGGCGTACACTTCCCTCTGCCTCTCCTCGGTGACATCTCTTACGCATTGACGATATTCCGCCACACCCTCATTGCCGTATGCATATTGAAGTAGCGTTATTAACTCTTTTCGCTGTTGCTCTATCCGCTTTTTTGCGGCAAAAATCTGCGCCGCCTCTGCCTCGATAGAGCCAGAAAAGACCATCTTCTTGAATGGATTGGCACGCTTCCTGTGCCTTTGGCTTGCATATAACACGTCAGAAGCATGGCCTTGCCATCGGGCAACCGCCTGAAAAGTGTCTTCTATGCTTTTGCCAGCTTCGATAAATGCTTTGACCCCGGCATACGCCTTGGTCGCCGCAACTGCCGCCGATACCGGATCAATCATCGTGAGCCTCGTAAACTACATAGGGGTCGCAGTACGAGTCAGGCCACGGCAAATACCATGTATACGTCTGCTGAGAGCTACTATTTAACTCCCGATATCGGCAAACTCTGTAATGCTCTAGTTGGGTGCGGCTTCCAATGGCCCATGTGTAAACGTAACTGTCCATCACCAGATACAGGACAACTGTTTTCACACGACCTCATCGGTTACTCTGGCCTTGTGGGCAAGTGATTGCGCTTGGAAGATTAACTGCCATAGTTATTCACTCACCAAAATCCACGCGCCACTGGCTTCATCCCACGAATACATTTGCCCATCATCGGGGTGAGGTATTGGGGCTTCCCATCGGCACGTTGTTTCGTCCAGTATCCAACTTGCATAAGGTTTAGGCGGAATAAACGCATCCCGCGTAGAGTCGTATGTAAATCCAATACCTGCGTAGTTTTTGCGGATATTGCCGTTGTAACTGGTTTGCTTCCAAGTACCGCCAAAAAGCGTGTTGCAAAACGTAGCGCCTAATGACTCTTGCTCGTCACCATTGCCGTCAAGAAGCTCGTCATTAGCAACTACAATTACTCTAATAACTTCATTTTCTGAGTTTATTTCTGCAAAATGTGCCACTAGAACGTAATGCTCCCTGAGCCTGTAAACTTGTAAATGTTGTAGCTACCATCCGTGGACGTAGTAGGTGATCCTGTGGTAGCTGAAGCAGTTGTTAAGGTTCTAATAATTACAACTCCAGATCCTCCAGCACCCCCGCTTCTGTCGGTATGCCTACCACCACCTCCACCGCCGCCTCCAGTGTTAGCAGTGCCGTCTTCTGCATTGGCGCTATCTGTGTCTCCGCCTTTACCACCACCGCCACTTCCCCCGGGGAAGCCGCCGGGTGGCGCAAATCCTGTGGTTTCCTCTCCACCGCCACCGCCTCCTGCATAGTAAACATTAGAGCCGGTAATATTATTTTCAATGCCATCTCCGCCATAGCCGCTAGCATCTGTTCCGCCAGCTTCGCCAGCGCCACCGCCGCCGCCACTAAAGTCACCACTGTTTGTGTCCTCACCGTCATTACCTTGACCTGAAGTGCCTGATCCACCAAGGCCTCCCCTTCTGCCTCCTCCGCCAGAGCCACCATCTCTACCATCCGCCTCGCCGATGCCGCCACCGCCTCCGCCACCGACAGAGGTTTGAGTGGTAAATCCAGAACCGCTTAAAACGCTATTGCTACCATCAAGACCACTACTGCCACCCGGGTCGGCGGCACCAGCCCCTACAGTAACCGTATAAGTAACTCCGAGAGTAATACGAACGCCAGTAGCGGCTAAATAACCACCGGCTCCCCCAGCGCCTGCGGCGTCATATCCGCCGCTTCCACCACCAGCAACAACTAAATAATCAATTTCTGGTAGAAGGCCAGCGCCGGGGCTAAAACCCCTAAAAGATCCTGCACCAGTTGTAGATAGTAAAGGCATTATGCGTACTGAGTCTGGCTAGCTAAAACAGTAAACGTAGCGCTTGCTGTCTTAATGATTGTAAATACATAAGCGTCAATAGATGACGCGTTACCCGCTGATGGCGCAGTACCCCCAGACCATTCTGGCGTAACTCCTGATCCATCAACCTGATAAGTATTCAAGTAATAAGCTGTTCCGCCCTGCTTCATCAACACTGCGGCTGTCATGCTTTCGCCAATAGCCATAATGCTGTCTAAAGAGTTTGAACCGTCACCTCTAAAATTAATTGTTCTGTTTGCAGTTTGGTCTGTGTTGTAAAGCTGAACAGCCTGAGAAAGAAGGTCGAAGTTTATAGTGCCTGTCGTGGACGTAGATATGTCTACCTTTTCAATCATCTCCGCAACAGAGGTTGTGCCAATAAACGTAACTTTGGCATTTGAGTCTGCCGTTACCGCCTTGCTCGCCTCACTGGTTCCCAGTGTAGTGACATCAAGATAGTTGATTTCTGCTGTGGTCGCTGTCACGCCGTCAAGAAGGTTGATCTCTGCGGCTGTAGAGGTAATTGATGTCCCGCCAATCTGAAGCGTAGTGGCGTTTACTTCGCCGCTAGCCCCATACACCACCGCCTTTGAGTTGACAATCGTCCCCGCAGAAGATCCGTCTACAAGATTGAGTTCTGCCGGGGTAGACGTTACTGCCGTGCTATTGATAACAAGTTGATTGGAGTCGTCCAGATATACCGACTTCTCCGCAGGGTACGCAATAAACACGTTCTTGCTACCAGCGCCGAAGTTGACTGCCGATCCGCCGTTGGAGCTTTCCAAGATGGTCGTTCTGGCCAACGTGTTGCCACCACTGGAATACGTCCCCAGCCCAACCTCGTAGTCGGAATTGGTCACGTCAATGATTGCGTAGTACGTTGTGTCTGTATCAGACAGCACCGCCGAGAACGCTTGGAAGTTCGCTACGGCACCGCCCAGCGATATCGCTCCCGTGCCGGTTGTCGATGTTGTCTCTTTTACTCTGTCTTTAAGGATTAAGGCCATTTTAATCTCCTAAGCCTACGGGGCCACCCAATCGGGATTTTCCTGCCAAACGGACTCTCCTTCAGCGGGGGACTCTACATAAAGCCACTTGTCATACTCTTCCCACGGAGAGGTCGGGGGCTGAGGAAAGTTGGAGTCACGGATTCTTGGGAAGTCCGGGCGCAATGTTAAATCTCTCAATTTTTTGCGGTACAGCGCCCACTCCGCCTTATCGGCCACGACTCTATCTGTGGTTTTATGAGTCCAATCTGACATAGCCAAGTAAGCATCTCGGTTTTTCCTAGTGGTTCTAGCTTCTACTTCATCTACAGTTTCTTCACTCATCTGGCAATCCTTAGTAGCTGTAAGCGCCTGTTGTGCGTCTGGCGATTACCGCCTTGCTCCTCGCCCACGTTGCGCATCGCCCGACTATCGTCCATGTAGTTCCGTTAGTTGACCGCAAAATAAAACCCTCTTCGCCCGCTCCAATCCAATCACCCTTCACAGGGTCATAAGAGACGAAATCCAAGCCGGTGTTTGATGGCATAAACACCTCTGTCCATGACGACGAGTTGGTTTTCCAGTCGTCATTGTCAGTGCGAATATACGTAATCTTGTTTCCCTCCGCCTTGATTAGATAGTTATTGGACATGTCGCCTCCATGGCTAGTACTCCACGAACCTTCAGCGGATGTGCCGGAGCTTAAACTGCCAAAATCACTGCCCTCTCTGTACCAGAACGTACTGGACTGCTGTTGAAGATAAAACTTGTGGGTGCTTGCGGCTGTTTGTGTGTGGAAAAACCCTATCTCCATTTCATCATTTCCGGAGTTTATATTTGTTTGAACCGAACTGACCGACGACCCCCCCGCGCTAATGCTTGCAG